TAATGGTGGTGTAAGGATTGATCCACCAACTGCGCCAACACCACGCATATCTGCATAGGCATATAGAGTGCTAAGAACTTCTGGCTCTGGAACGCAATCATCATCTACACGCCATACCCAATCGTATCCCATAGAATTCGCGGCTTGATGGATATGGTGTTGTCCTTTTTTGCCAGCAAATAGCCATTCCCAAGATACTTTTTTAATTTGTAGAATTTGGAATATATGCTGATATATAGGGTTTTCCCTCATATCTTGCGGCTCATCATTATCATCAAAGATCGCCAGCTTATCTGGCAATTTCGATTGATTAAGAATGGCTGTTAAAACTAATGGCAGAGTTGTAAAGTATCTGCCCCGTGTAGCCACGCTACACAGAATTTTACTCATTGTCATATCTACAGATCATCAGATTACAGCGGTTGCTATCTGTAATACTAGCTGGTTTCATAGAGATCACGCCAGCTTCATTAATGTAGTTAAATATAAAGCCAGGGAAATGGGATTCATTAAGTCCATGTAACTTATGATGTTCACCCCAAAAGCCTTTTGGCTCATTGTGCGGCACAGTAATAAGCAGTCTTTTGCAATGATTCTTTAGGCGTTCTACAACTTCTAATCCGTTATCAAGATGCTCAATAACTTCAAAAGCGATAATAGTATCGTGCTGTTCTAGCTCAATCTTATTAATATCGGCTTGAAAAAAGAATTTGTTATCTGCCCATTCTTGTTCTTTAGCTACCTGGATGATGATTGGGTCATAGTCTAAGCCGTAATACTTCATATCGGATGGAAAGAACTGGCATCCATATCCAGTAGAACATCCAATTTCTAAAATGTTATTGCCATATAGATTTTGATTAGCCCAAAGATACCTAGTAGTTTCCCTAGGATAGATTGGATCACCTTTAAGGAAAACGGCTCTTTCGTAATTATTGGTAAGCCGCCAACGATACCAATCTGGGTGATATTGTTTTGCTAAATTAAGAACATGAATTTCGCAAATCTGTTCCCATTGGCTATCTACATCCAATCCATATAGTGTAGTCATCTTGTCTTATAGTCATATTAGGCAAACTTTGTCTGTGATGCCAAAACAGTAAAGGTCGCAGAAGCGGTCTTAATAATTACATAATTATATACATCAAGTGAGCTTGCGTTTCCAGATGTAGGCGCAGTTCCACCTTGCCATTTGGTTGTTACGCCTGATGTAGTGCCATCAACTTGAACTGCTGAGTTGTAATAAGCAGTTGCCCCATTTGAGCATAAGAAGCTAACAGAAATTGAATCGCCAGTAGATAACAAAGAATTTAGAGTTGTGCCGCTAGAACCCCTAAAGTTCAAAGTAAAGTTTCCAGAAGAATTGGTTGTGTAATACAGAACCGACTGAGTAGTAATGTCGTAGTTAATGGTTCCAGTTGAAGCTGTTGCCGATACTGTAGCTGGTTCATCAATGTTGGCTGTTTTAAAAGCTAATGCCGCCGCTGAAGTTGGCATGATTAATGTATCGCCAGATTGGATTTCTTCAATCTGAGTAGATGCAATAACTAAAGGGTAGCGGGAAGTCATAATAAATCCTTAATATACAGAAACATTGGTAGTTGAGCCACTATTCAGCAAGATTCCTAGATAGCCGCTATTGATTGGTACTTGAGTTGTAGTAGAGCCATTATTAAGCAATACAGGAAGATAACGGCTTGGACTTGATCCTGAGTATCCTGAATATCCTGAGTATCCGCTAACGCCGCTTCCTGAATACCCGCTGATACCTGAGTACCCACTATAGCCGCTGATTCCGCTATAGCCTGATTGGGTGTACATTACTTGAGTGGCAGTAACAATAACTCCTGGAGTTACTGGGACATTTGGGCTTGTGGTTGCGGACAAGGTTTGAATACTAATGCTTGTATTAGATACTGCCCAAGCTAATTGCAAATAATCTCCAGCGGCAACAGTTAATACATAATTTATAGCGGCAATAACAGCGGCAGAACCGCCATGACTTGTTCCTGGGACATTATATAAACTGTTGCTATCTGCTATATCTGTTCCATTTTTTCTTAACCATATATCAGCATCAAAACCATTGGATGCAGAATTTAAAAGTTGAATAGAGTATTGAAGGTTGTAAGTTCCAGCATTAGCAAAAGTAATTCTATTGCCAGAAACAATGCTTACACCATTGGCTTCAAATTGATTGCCAATATTTACAATGTAAGCAGTTGTTGTATTAGCGGCAGTTTGATTGGTAGTGTCATAAAAAGAACCATAAGCACCAACAGTACCACCCAATCCAGCCGCACCAGAGTAACCAGAGAAACCACTGATACCTGACCAGCCGCTAGTTCCTGAAAACCCTGAAAAACCGCTATAGCCAGATGTGCCGCTTCCAGAATATCCAGAATAGCCACTCACGCCTGATCCGCTATAACCTGAAATGCCCGACCAACCGCTGATACCAGAGAATCCAGATAACCCACTTGCTCCAACTGCACCAGAAAAACCAGAGAATCCGCTGTAACCACTTACACCGCTACCAGAGTATCCAGATTGACCAACTGCTCCGCTAAATCCAGAAAAACCAGAGAATCCAGATTGCCCATTAATGCCGCTGTAACCAGAAATACCAGACCAACCAGAAAAACCGCTAAATCCAGATTCACCTATTGCGCCACTAAATCCGCTAATGCCGCTAAATCCAGAAAAACCAGATACACCGCTTCCAGAGAAGCCTGAATAGCCGCTATAACCGCTTACACCGCTTCCTGAGAATCCAGATATACCAGAATCCCCGCTGAAGCCTGATATGCCTGAGAACCCGCTAAAACCGCTTATTCCAGATGCGCCATTTTGACCAGAGAATCCAGACCATCCGCTAATACCGCTGTAGCCAGAGAAACCAGAAATCCCGCTTTGTCCATCTGGACCTACAATTTGTCCAACATTAACCCAGGCAACGCCTTCCCATACATAAAGATCGCCATTAGATTGAACAATATACGCATCGTTTTGATTGCCAGTAAGGGGCAAATCTATTGGAGTTGGTACAGAGCCAATGATATTAATACTTGTTCCTTGCTGACCGCTATAGCCAGAAAAACCGCTGTAACCGCTGATGCCTGATGCACCATCTTGACCTGAGAAACCAGAAATGCCGCTAAATCCAGAGTACCCGCTGATACCTGAGAAACCAGATAAGCCAGATGCGCCTACTGCTCCAGAGTATCCAGAGAATCCAGATACACCGCTTCCAGAGAAGCCAGAGAAACCTGATAGACCACTAGCACCAACTTGTCCAGAATAGCCGCTATAGCCCGATAAACCAGATTGACCGACTGCGCCTGAGTAGCCTGAAAAGCCGCTTAGACCTGAACCAGAGTATCCAGAATAGCCTGATACGCCTGATCCTGAGTATCCAGAGATACCAGAGAATCCAGATAAGCCTTGTGGACCTTGTGCGCCAACTGCGCCTGAATAACCTGAGAAGCCAGAAGTTCCACTTCCAGAATAGCCTGAATAACCGCTTACGCCAGAGCCAGAAAAACCAGATTTACCTGAGTAACCGCTGTAGCCTGAGTAGCCAGAAAAGCCTGATGCGGCTTCACCACCATTTAAACCTGAGTATCCAGAGAAACCAGAGAAGCCTGATATACCAGATGCGCCTGAGAATCCAGAGAAACCGCTAGTTCCACTATAACCAGAAGGACCATACATCCCTTTATCAACAGACAAAGTAATCTCATTGCCTTTGGATACATCTAAGACAAGATCAGTACCTTTGGCTACATCTACAAGTAAATTAGCTCCACCAGTAGCGGTTGAGATTGTAATGTCGGTCATAGCAACCCTTAATTATTAACGATTGCATCAGAACGAACTAAAAACAATAAAAAAATAATTAGATCGTTAGCTGGAGTTGTGCCTACGGCTGGAAAGCTGATTTTGATACGACCAGAAAAGCCAGCACCATTAATAGATGCAATATCTAAATCAGGATCGTTTGGGCTAACTACCAAATCCCATGCGCTATCATCAATAACTAAAGTAAATTGCCCTGTAGCTTCATTAACATTAGTAATAGTTAAAGAAATAGGATCAGGAGTAGGAACATAATCACTAATATCAAAAGATAGTCCATAACGAGTATCTTGAACATTGGATAGTTTACGGCGAATAATTTGAGCATCAATGGTTGCATCAGTCAAATCAACAGGAATCCCATCGCTAGCTAATGTAAGGTTCCAAAAGGTTTGTTGCTGATAAACAAGTTCACCAGCGATGATTTGATTATCAAAGCCACTCACTTGAGTAAGTGTATTTTTAGCAAAAACTGCCATGATTTCTCCAATTCTCGGTTAATAACCCTATGTCCTCACAGGGCTACGAATCATGTCTTATCTTTTATTCTGCGGGTATTACTTTAGCCGCTTCTGTAGGATTAAGCTCCCATTTTACCTGACTAGCCGCAATCAATGTATCCACTTTTTTGCATTTAGCCACAGTCGCTTTAGCCGCTTGGGCTTGTGAACGAATTGCATTACGCCATGTAATCCATTCTGGCTTGTAGGTTGCATCACGCAAATTCAATACTTCTACATAATCTGTAGGGGCAAGTAAAGAAAAGGCTTGTGAATTGATACGGTTAGATACCATCTCTTTAAGTATATCTAGGTCTTTAGCAACGGCGGTATATGTACCATCGTTATTATCAGTTACCCAATAATATTGATCGTCTGGGCGCATTTGTTCTTCAACTTCAGTAATGCCAATAGCGGCACGATCTTCTGGCGTAGATTTTTGCAACCATTCCGCACCATATTTAGATTGTTTAATTTGAAACTCAACGCCCAAGGGCAGTTTTTTACCATTTAATAAATACATAATTACCTCGCTAAATAAGAATTGCTTTTTAATTTATTTTCTTCACTTGGCAAATACTGTAAATTTGTATGCACATGAAGCCCTGATACTGTTTTGCCATTTAAAGGAATAATGTGGTCTACTTCATAACCTTTTGGTCTATTCCTATACATTTCATCTATTTTATCGTGGTCTGCCCATAATGGAACTCTTAACTTACGCTTTAATCCAGCTTTTCTAGCATAGCCATAACGATACTCAGAAGTCCTAGATTTACCATGTTTCCAGTTTTTATCTGCAACACACTCTCTACGCAAACATCCGCAAGATTGTGTAAGTCCGACTACCATAGAGTTTCCAACAACTACTTTAGATTCTCCACAATCACATTGCACAAGATACTTATACTGACCAGCTTTGTTCTTATCGCAATCAAGCATGACAGTTAATCTGCCATACCGATTGCCTATAAGTTCTTTTCTGTGTCCCATATCAGCGTGCAAGCGAGTTCTTAAAAGGGTTCTCACTAAAAGCCATTCCTACATATGTTCCACCATTAGCATTTGTTCCTGTGCCAGTTCCACGAATTTTGTAACCGTTTGATAGTAAATCAATAGCACCATCTGTTTGTTCTGCATCAGAAGTATTAGCCTGTAACCAGTAATTTGCTAAATTGTATGGGTTTCTTGTTGCATCTACCATAAACCAACCGCCAGCAGAATCAGTACGCTTATAAATAATAAACTTAGGCTTGAACCCTAAATATATAAAGCTACCATCTGCGCTTCCGTTTCCTGTATAGCTGAAAGCCTTAGAAAAGCCAGCTATTTCTGCCCAGCAGTAGGCTACATTGGTTGCGCCACTAGCATTTAAGTCTGTGTCTGTTCCAATGTTAAAGATTGTTGATGTTGGTGCACCATTAAATACAGTTGAATTTGTATTTACACTAGTTGTTAAGTTTAAACTTATGTATTGAGTGCCAGTAAATGCACTATGCCAACATTGCCAGTTTCCAGTAGAACTGCGTTTTTTTCCAATAATAAAACTAGGTGCAACACCCAAACCATGTCCGACAGTAGCATTACTTCCAGTTCCTGTATAGCTAACAACACTAAACCCAGCAGTAGCATTAACACTTACAGTTGATGTAATAGAACCGTTTGTATTAGATGATGTAGAACCTTGTCCAGCTTGCCATTGCCAGCCTACATAAGTAGCGGCATTTTGATTGCCACCGTTGTCTGAACCTAAACTAAAACCATTAGAGTTAAAAGCTGTTACACCAGAATATGTAGCTTCTGCGTCAGTTGTGTTGGAAAACAATTGTTTTGTTGTACCACGAATAGAATCAAACAAACCATGATTAAAGGTATTAGAACGACCTTTGTACCACACCAAGTCTGGTTTAAATCCACCAGTATTAGTAATAGTCTGTGTAGAACCATTACCAGTATAAGTAGTAGCATCCATAACCTTATTACCAGCAACAATAGTAGATGTTGGTAGGTTATATGTGTTTAGTGCTACAAAGCCTGTTGGTGGGGTGTAGGCGAATGGTTGCTGACCAAAGTTGGCTTGTGCCACATCAGAATTATAAGAATACAAAGCAAAATAATATATCCCAGCAGGTATTCCTGTAAATGCTACACCTTGGCTTGTGCCGTTTTTATAAAATTCTAATGTGCCGTTTGTAGCATCAAAAGCAATACCAATTACATCATTAGTTGTATATGTTGCACCATAAGTTGTTTCTGCTGAATTATTTTGTTTTTTACCACTTGAATAAGAATAACCATATCCTTGTGCGCTAGACCAATAATAATCATCAGCAGATGCGCCAATATTCCAAGCAGATGTAACAATACCAAAACTAGAGCCACCGCTAGAATTTAATGTGCTAAATTTGTATTCAGCATACCATTTACCAGATGACATTCCAATGGTTGATAAAGATGTGCCACCAGCAGAAGAAGATGAACCAGCAGTAGATGTTAAATTGCCATTTGACAATGTTTGTGCATTTGCATTTCTAGCCACTAATGGGTTCATTACTGCATAGTTAGCAGTAGTAGCACTTGTCAATGTTGGTACATCTGTCATTGAATCGTATGTGCTACCAGCAGTTAAACTAATGTTGTTAACTGTCCAAGTATTGCTATTACCAGAGTAATCAGTACCTAAAGCAGCAGTACTGCTTGTGTCAGTAAATTTAAGGTAAAAGCCATTAGTGCCGTATGTGCCTGTATAGGCTATAGGTTGCCATACACCAGTAGTAGAGTTAGTTGAGCCGAATGATGTTGGTGTTAATGCTTGTCCGTCAATGAAGTTTACTTCTGTTAAGTAGCCATCTAAAGTAACGCTTATATTACTTCTTGCGCCAATTCTAGTAGCAATAGCAGAGTTTATATAAGGACTATAATTTTGCGTAGGATAATTTGCTGTGCTAAAAGATGTTACTTGAACACCATTTACATACAATAAAATTCTGTTGGATGCTGTTGCATTGGCAGAATCAAATGCTAAAACAATGTGATACCAAGCGGATGGGTCACGAAACACTTGGTTTGTTTTAATATAATAAGATGCGCCATTGTTTAAATAAAATGCCAATGTGTTGTCTGCAGGAAATTCTAATTGGTCATCATTTGGAAGTGTGCCAGCGGCAAGAATATTTTGTTCTGTTCCTAATGCGCCACGCTTTACCCAACCACTCCAAGTCCATTTAAGATTATTTGTTGGAGTTCCAAAAGTTCTATTAAGATAAGCAGAAGCACTAGCCCTAAACCGCAAAGACTTAGTTAAGTTATAACCAGCGGGTGCGCCGCCACTAGCAAAACCAAAAGCCCCTAGATTAGCCGCACCAACAGTAGATATTCTTGGCATTTTTTGTCCTATGCAAACTTAGTTTGTGTACCAAATACGGTATATGTATTGGTTGCTGTCTTAACGATTACAAAATTATATATATCTACTGAGCTTGCATTGCCGCTAGTGGGGGCTGTGCCGCCTTGCCATTTAGGGATTACGCTTGTGCCATCAATAGTAATAGCAGAGTTGTAATAAGCGGTTGCGCCATTTGTGCAAAGAAAGCTAATTGAGATTGATTCTCCATTAGCCATTAAAGTATTTAAAGCGGTTGAGCTTGATCCACGAATGTTAAGTGTAAAGTTGCCGCTGGCATTAGTTGTATAGTAAAGAACTGATTGGCTAGTTACATCATAGTTAATTGTGCCAGTTGCGGCTGTAGCGGATACTGTAGCACCTTCTAGTATATTAAATGTTTTTTGCGATGCAGTAGAAGCTGATCCTGTAAAGGTTTGTTTTGCTGAAAAGCTATTTGCAGAAGATAATCCTGGAACTTGTAAAGCCGCTTGAGCTTCGGCTGGGTTTCCAGTTAATCCTAAAAGACCAGTTACATAATCCCACAATGAAGCAAAACCAACACGGGCTACCGCATTTGAGGGATTTGGGTAGGTATCTGATATTTCCGTTTTGGCTGGGGGTGCGGCGTAGGTCATCTTAATATCCTTGAACTGTTATATCGGCTTTTGCGCCTGATACTGCAATATGAGAAGAATTATATCCTGTTACGGTAGGTTGTAAAGGTATTGTCTTGTCGGTTTCTACGGTTACAACTCCTAAGGAATTGTCCTGTAGGGTTACTAATACGGTGTTGATATGATGGTAAGTCTTGGTGTAGGGAACCACGCTACCATTGATGGTTACATTGCTTAAATTTTCTGTAATAGATGGGGCATCTACCGCAAAAATTAACTGATCAATTTCGGCGGCTACTCCAGAACCAACCGTTACCCTGAACTGATAAATGTCTTTCTTAATAGGCAATAAACCTGGCAATGTTACAAAATCGGCATCTCCAGTATCGGTTCCATAGAATGAAGCGGCTGGATCAATGCCATATTTAGATTCGGCATCTGGACCATAAAATGATGCAGAATTGACTAGGCGATACTCAATATTGATGTTTTTACCAATAATGACTGAGAACATCTCGCCATAAGATCCAGTAAGGGCTGTGTCAATATAAATAGGCTGGCTAGTGTAAATAAGCTGTTCTGTGGCTGTTTCTGCATAAAACGGAATAGCATCAGCTTCATAAAATGATTGCTCATCTAATCCATAAAATGAACCAGAATCGTTTGCCACAATATTGCCGCCTACGATTGTGCCGCCTACGATTGTGCCAGCCCATCCATGAGCCTTAAAATCATAGTCATAAACTATATTGGTATTTAATCCTGTTCTACCAGCATACAAAAGAGTTGCCGCATTAATGGATTCATGCCCTAAAGTATCAACCGCTTTAATCATTACAGTTGTAAGGGTGTTTGGAAGCCCGTTTGCACTATAGTTGGATTCGGTCAAATAACCGTTAAACAATGGGGTTCCGCTACCCCAATCGATATTGTCCCCATAATGGAATCGAATAGTATATCCAGCCAATCTAGCTGAATAAACCGTTTGCCAATCTAAAATCTGGTTATTGTTATAGAACCCAGCTACATCATCAATCCATATAGGATTCCAAACAAATGGTGCTGAAGCTGGCGAAAAATTACTTGCCGCCAAAGCATTTTTCATTTTTGAAAAAAAGTAATAAGTATTTGCTTCTAGCGTTGTTATATTAATTGGCGGCATAGCCGTATTAATATTATAGGGATTACCATTAGGATGAATCTCAGTAGTACCAAAATAAGTTAATTGGCTGGCTATTGGGTTTGGAACTGTGGAATACCAAAGTTCAGCATATTGAACTACACCAGCAGAACTAGTTGTAACAACTACATCAAATGATGGCTGATAACCAGATGTGACTACATTATCTACAACTGGTGCTGGAATTATGCCAAACACATTTGGATCGCCAATACCAGTATTAGGGGATTGTTGGAATTGAGTAATGGCTACATCATCATAAACAGTAGGGTTGTATTCCAACAAAGTTAGTTCAACGATAATCCCGCCATCTTGAACAAATGTCTGAATAACCTTGCTTAGACGAAATAACTTATTATCCCATCCATAATTGGCATTAGTTACTGTAACGACATCTCCAGCTTCTAATTGAAGTCCAGTAAAGTTAATACCAACCTTAAATTGTAAATCTTCCCTTGCGCCTTTTAATAAGCGATTACAAATATATTGAGCTTGAACACTATTATTCACTAACGGCAAATCAACCGTTTGTTTGTTTACTGGCTCATTTGGATATAACAGGGCTGGATCAATTTGAGATAAATCAAATATTGATGAATCAAAAACATCCTTTGCCGCACCATCTGAAAATTTAACTTCAGTAATATTAAAGCTGGCAGAAGTATCTAATGGCGAAATATTGATTGCCGTAACCATGTTGGAATCATTAATATTCATTGCCACCGTGTAATCTGGTGTCTGAACAATAACGCCCCATTTAGCGGTAATTTCGTTATATTTAACTAAACAATCACAGCAAGATGCCATGTTCTGAAGGTTTGCCATAACCGTATTGGAAGTTGGCAAATACCCGTTAAATTGAAATCTAGGTTGAGTTGATGTTGTTCCAGCAAAGTTAGTATAGGTAAATAACTCATTGGAATAGACATTTAACGCATCAAAAGTAGGTGCATCTATTTGATTAGAAGTAATAGCCGCACCATAGCGTTCGCTTAACATATAATCTTTAAAGCAATCGCCAGGACTTCTTCTAGGATTAATTATTTGGAATCGAGTTTGCTGAAGGCTAGTAAGGTTAGCTGATTGGCTATAACGCAAATGCACAATGGCAAATACGCAATCAGACATTAATTTTGTGCTATCCCATTTATAAACTAGGTCAGAAGCCGACATGACTTCAATAGCTGTTTTAGTGGTATTTACTGGAGCATTTGATCCATTGCGGTATAGATAAAAATCCATTTTTCCAGCAACGGTAGTATCTACAACTCCTGTAGATTCATCGGTTAAAGATGCAACGGTATAGCCATTAGTATCAAAGTTTACTAATTTGCCGCCCCAATAAATATTGCCAAAACTAAATACATCTGGGGTATTTCCAAATTCGCTATTGGTTACTTCGCAAAGAGCAAATACATAATAAATATCTTGGTTGTTTTCGCTAATAGATAGATCAACAACTGTACCGCCTAAATAACTGGTTCCATAAACTACAGGAAGTTTATTGTCTGTTTGGGGGCTTAATTGTTGGCGAACACCTTGATTAGGAGCTTGTTGATAACCTATATTTGTATTAAAAGCCGCTGAAGCTGGTGGCGGTACATATACAGGCTGGGCAATAATAGATGAAGCATCGTACGAACTTGCGTACGAGATTACAGGGGCTTCTGGTGCTTTATTAAATATTGGACCAATACCAACCGCAGTCGATACAACATCAACAACGCCTTCTACAATGCCTACAACGGCATTAATAATAGGACTAATAATTGGTATTCCACCACCACCCATTTAATGACCCCAAGTTTCGCTGTTAAGAAGATAGCCAAATCGTTCGTAATTGACCTTTGGCTGTCCTTTAAGTTTAGTAACGGTAAACAAGGCTATTCTTCCTTGTTCTTTTAATTTGTTGCCAAAGTCGGTGTAAGCATCCAATAATCTATAAGCAATAGATCCACCTCTAAATTCTGGGCGAACATACCATGCCAATTCATGCAGAATTAGCGTTTTGTCGCAGAATACGGATGGAGCAACTGTGGACATTAACAAGCCTTTACCTTCTTCATAAAATATTGCGCCCGCACCAGCAATCATTGAATCTAATAACTTATGCCAGTATGGTTCGTTATCAAACTTTAATAATCCGTTAGCTTCGTCTTGAAACTCCCGCATCATCTTGATAATCTCTGTCTTGTCGTGTTTTGTTGCCAATCTAATCATTATGAATTTGCTGGTGAGTTCTTTCCAAAATAATAATTAGTTGTAGATATAACTGGAACTCTACTCATGCTTGTATCATCAGGGGCATAAAACTGCCATGAATTATTGTTAGTATAACGCCCAGCCGCACGATTCTGTAGGATCAACTGATTAGATGAAGCTGAAATGGTAATCGTTCCGACATACATTTTTGCTTCTTCAAACCATTGCTCTGAGATGTTAAAAGATGTTACATAACCATTAAAGAATTGATATAAACCGCCAGTACCACCAGCATCTAAAAGCTGTCCATCAGTATTAAAGAATCCATGCCACATCTCTATTTTTGAGCCTTTAATATTTTGACCCAATACCCAGCCCAGCATGGCAGTATCAATCCCAACTACTGATACTGTAGTTTCATTGGCTGTGGACTTAATGTCCCGTTGAGCATCTCCAATGGTAACTAATGGTCCTAACGCTGAAAATGGTTGCGAATCTACCGCTGGTATTAATAAAGATGTATATGCCGTAGAAAATAGATAAGTATCAGATGGATTAATAATGCGAACAAAATCCGCAATCCGAATGTTATTGGTATTTTGTAACGGAACTATTGGGTTCATAGTACGGATTCAAAAGCAGAGAATTGCGCCGACCATTGAATAAAGCTATCGTTAGTCATTGGTACTAATGTATATGCTGGATAACTTCTTAGAATTACTGGAAAAGTAATGCCAGTATATGTTGTGCCGCCCATTGCTACAGTTGTTCCAAATTCACCAATAACGGCATTAATTGGAGAAACTACTGCATCAATCAAACCACGATGAACTGGAATATTTACAGTTGTGCCAGATCCACGCAATACAGTTTCAGTAGCAATATAAGAATATCTACCAACCTGACAAAAATCACCAACCTTAACAATAATAGTAGATGCGCTAACGGTAGGAAGATTACCCAAAACTAGAATCTTGGCGGCTGAAGCTGGCTCCCATTGGCATGAGCTAATTTGACTTGGCGTTAAATCGCCTTGATATTGAATGTAGTTTTTCCAACCAGTAGTTCCAAAGTTTAAATATTGCTCTAAAGATTTATCTGGAATACGCAATGAATTTAAAAGTCCACGATTCTGACTGTAAAGCAAATAATTCATTGGCTTAAAAGTAAATACAAATGGCGTTACTGTCACAATCTCGCTTGTGAAAATATGCTGATTTCGGCTTACTACTTGACCTACAAATCGCTGGTCATTAATAGCTACCGTTTCGGATATGGCGAGAATTTGATTTAATGACATAGATTACCTAGTAGTTGGCAATGAACGAGAAGCAGATAGATTAGCCGCCCATACTGCGGTTTTGTTCTTAGCCAAGAATTGTGTAGCTGATTGAGTATCAATAGCTGTCATATTCGCGATATATGGTCCGTTATATACAACTGATGGCTGGCTACCACCAGAGTTGCTTAATTGATTATTAGGAATAATAGTGCCAGGGCGATCTGGAACAAATATTTCTGGTCCTCTTTCACCCACAATAGAAGGCTGATCTGTAGGCGGTCTGCCGCCATCAGCAAATCCTAATAAAGCCAATCCAGTAGTAACAATAGAAGATCCGCTAATACTGCTAAATGCGGCTGTCATTGCTTTAGTTGCCAATGCTTGTGCTTGAATTTTAAGCAAATCTAAAATTACGCTACGGGCAAAACTACTAAAGCTAAACTTGCCAGTTTCAACAAAAGTGTTGATGGCATTGGTCATATTGCCAGTAATAGAACGGAAAGAATCTTCGCCCATCTTGCCGTAGTTATAAGCATCTTCGGCATATTGTTTAAATGCTTTATTCCAACCAAATTCAAAAGTACGCTGAACAGATATTGCGTATTGTTCTTGTTGTTTAGCAAGATCAACAAACGCCTGGCTTAATTCTTCAACTTTTTTAATCTGATTGTCATATTCTTGAAGAACTTGCTCATTAGCACCACGACCAGCGGCGGCTTCTCTAGCCTTAGTAATCTCATCTACCTTTTTGCTAGTCGCATCTAATACTTGATTAATTGCTTCCTGAACCTTTTTCTCATCATTGGTCATTCCAACCATTTGATTACGAATGGCTAATTGCTGTAATGAGAATACTTGTTGCCGTCTATATTCTTCAGAAATAAGAGTTGCCGTATAAAGCATATTTTTTTGCTTATCGGCTTCAGGATCTTTAGCGGCGGTTACATCACGATTGACGGCGGCATTAGGATTTTTAGGATCTGCTTGCTGTGGGTTTACCAAGGCTTGCAACTTGCCCCTAAACATAATCTGATCGGCATAAATCTTTCTGAGCTTTTCCTGATATTGTTCATCAGTCATCTTATTAAAGATTTTGTCCCAAGCCGCACCCATGACTTCTAAAGCACTACCAACGCTACCAGCGGCATACCATAAACCAACCAATAGCTTATTGAGCTTATCAAATACAGCTTCAGCCAAACCGCCTTTAGATACCCAAATTTCTAACATGGCATCAATAGTTGGCATGAGATGTTGAGTAAATGCCAAAGTCAGCATCATGGTTTTCTTTTCAAGCCTATCGTGCATATCCGCAGTTAAAGCTATGGCGGCTTGATATTTATCGTATTCTTCTGAGCTTTTTTGGATTTCTTCATTAAAGGCGTTCATATCAACGCCACGCATAGACTTACCAAATAAAGCTACTTTTTCACCAGTTTGACTGGCTTTATCGCCCATGTTGGCGATACCTTCAGTAGTCTTTTTAAGTAAATCTTCTGTAGATAAACTTTTTAAATCTTGCAGACCTACACCGATACGGGCAAACGCATCTTGAAGTGGTTTGGAACCTTGTGCCGCTTTATCAATATTATCGGCAAACTTTTCTACAACTTTGCCAGCGTCATCAAAATGACCACCTGACATTTCCAAAGCATCGGAAAGCTGTAAGATTTTGCTAATACTGATGCCAGTAGCATCGGATAGGTCGGATATTTGATCGCTAAAATTTAAAGCCTTAGTAGCCATTGCGCCCAAAGCCACAGCACCAGCTAAAGCCATTTCTGGCAATTTGTTGGCTAATTCCGTGACTTTGGATTTGGCTGATGCAATAGCCTGTTCAAACTCAGTAGTTTCTAATCCTAGCTTAACCGCTAACTGGGCAATCGTATTAGCCATTTATTGTCCTTTTAATACATCAGGTGCTCCAGGGTGCATCATTGCAAAAGCTATTAGATTTTTGCTTACTTGCTCCCGTTTTGCTTCCTCAGTTAGTGGTGGATAAAGATAATCGTACTGATTCGGTATTATATCTTGTAATTTATATGGAGAAGCCCCTTTTGTTAATAAACTATTAAAATGTCCAGCCGTTAAACTTCCTAATACTTGAATAATGCCAAAATTACCAATAATGCCATCGTTATACATAATACAAATGTCATTAAAAACTTCTTCATCTACAGTTGCTGGGTCGGTTCCGTGAGCCGTTAAATAAGCCTTAACTTGCCTTCGTACCGACCTAATTACTTTCCCTTAATGTCCTTATAACCTGGAGAAATCGTATCACTAATTCGTTCGATTAATTCAATTTGAACGGATATAGGGAATAATTCCTCAATCTCAGAATAAGTTAAATCTTCTAAAGATTGTCCTTCTTCTGGAACTAATAATTTAAACATCTCCAAAATACGAGTTTCGGTTAATGCTTTATTCTTTGCGGCTTCCCGCATTGATCTACCTTGAATTTCAATATCATCCTTTTTAAAGACGATACCCTCATCCTTAGAAAATTGAGCTTTATTTTTAATAAACTGTTCGGTCAGTTTATCGTAATATTCATTTACCTTAACTTCGTCTGGTGTTTTTAATCGTTCAATCATTGCATCATATTCTGATGTCAATGGAACCTTTACTTTAAATGTATGCCCATAAAAGTCAAAAGTGCGAATACGCAGTAAATCTTTGTTTTCTTCAAATTTTTTGCCAAATGCTGTGCCTAGCTTACTCATAAAACTCCTTACTTGTTATATTTTGATTTGTATTTTGCTAATGCTTGACCTAGGGTATTCCCTAAGTCGTTTGTAACTTCCTGTGATTGAGATTCAAGAGAGCTTCTCATATAAGGATGTGGCGGCATTTTATAACTACCAAATTCTTGAACATTGGCACGGGCATCTGATTTAATGCCAACTTCTTTGGTTCCAGATTTTTTATTTTGCCATTTCTTTTTAGCAAGGACATTACCAGGAGCCGTAGTTACTAAAGCCATAGCAACTTGTCCAGGTCTATAGTACCTAGAACGCTTATCTCTAGCATTTGGTTTACGAGCTTCAATTCTAAGGGACTGGGACAATGCACCAGTATCAACTGGGGCGCGCATCCTAGCCATTTGGAGAACGGGCTTCATGGCTTGTCTAACGCCTGAAATCAAAATTTTCTTTTGGTCTTTTTCGCCAAAATCATCTTGAATTTCGGTCATTACATCATTAAATTCTTTAACGCCTAAGAATTGAATGGTAACTTTATCGCCCATGCTATTCCCCGTTTTTGATTAACTTTTGATATATGGCGTTATTTAGTTTAACAACATAATCCACAACTTCCTCTGGGGATAAGGAATCTGCATGGCGTTTAGCAATCTCGTAGGCGGCATTAATGCCAGCTATGCGTTGCTGTTGAAACCCAAACCAATTTTTAGCACCGCTATTGGATTGGGTTATCAGAAAACTTAATAGGTCAATATTATTGTTTATTGTTGTCATATATTAAAAAGCCCCCGTAGGGGCTTATATTAAGTGTTGTTAGACCAACCGTATTGGTTGCCACGAGGATGTACGGTAAATACAGCCTTGGCTTCTGCGCCTGGTTGTGCATCAATATGGAACTGAGATACACGGGCGTTAAAAGCGTAAGCAACGGTATTTGCGCCATCAGTAGCGGCAATAACCCAAGTGCGTTCTACGATTCCGCTGTAAGCATCATCACGAACTTGTAACAAAGCAACGCTACTTGGATTCCAAGCCGCTGTGATTGTCATAGAAGTAGGTGCTGACTGAGTAGGAATCTTGTCAGATTGACGGCTACCAGCAACCATGAATGATGCAACTGCATCGTCTTGACCGAAAGCTGGGATAGATTCAACTGGAACTAAAAATCCGTCATTGCCAGTACCGTTAGCAGATGTGCCAACAATATCGCCAATTTTGGCTGTCCATGTGGAAAGATCGCCAACTGCTAATGCTGTAGCATCAGCTTGAACCCATAACGATGCTGAAAACCCAGGTAATACTTGATTTGGTAGTGCCATGATTAATCCTTAAATTAAAAGTTAAATAATTCTATCTTATTAAGCTGGAATATCCAAGGTGCAATCCAAGATAATCTGGTGCATACCAATCGTATCGTCAAATGTATTATATAACCACATTAGATCAGCTTTAGCAATCCAAAACCCGCCTGTGCCACCAAACTGCCCTTGATACCCATGCAACGCTTGAGCTAGTTGATTCTCTATTGTAAATCCATCTTCTAATTTTTGAGTGAATATAGACACTTGAAATACTGGCGTATCTATACCTTTAACGCTTTGTGGTCCTGTATATACTGGCTGATGAACATTCCTCAACTGCCAAGTAATAAATTTAGTTTGTGTCTTTACAAAATTACGATTAAAAAGAGCATATACGGGAACAGGAGAAACAATGGTTTCCAGTTGTTTTTGTATTGCCTTTGCGTAATTAAGGACATTATTTTGGCTCATACTGGCGCACTCGGATCATTTCTATAGCATAAAAGGGTTACATTCATGCGATCATTTGATTCAATACAATCGGTAATACGCCAATCCTGACCACGCCAAGTAACAGAATATAAGTTTTGATTATCTACAATCTCTTTTAAATTGGGAGTGTAATTACAAGTCAGGTTAGTAAGGTCTGAATAAATACGGTATTTCTCAGAAATTCTAAGGCTGTTATGGACATCTTTAACCCTTGCACGGGTTTCAAACCAAGGGGCTATAGTTGTAGTCTGTTCACCATATTGGCTTGTGCCATTGGTTACATGATTAATTGTGATGTTCTCATACCGTGCTATAGACATTTACATCACCAAAGGCTTATAAGGGCGCAATAATTGAGCCACGCCAAAAGGAATCTCTTGTAGCCCACCAGCAATAGAATTGCTACGATTGTTATACAAATGAGTTAAAAGCAATAAAGCGGCTTGTTTAATAACTGGATATTGAGCTACAGGATTGGCATTTGTCGTATATTCAATAACTACAGGATTGGTCATCCATTCGCTAACATCATTAGGAATACTGCTTACCAAGACTTTATTGCCTGTTGGATCATAAAAATATAAAGAAGAACTTAATGGGGTCAATACTGGTGGATTGCCGCCAGAATAGTAAGAAACACTATTAATAACGGTTCCAGGCTGATTTCTAAAGTTTTGGCTGACCTCTGGCAAGTCAAATGCTGACTGAGTGCCTGTCATGCCATTTGTAGCCCCGTAGTAAACACGCCAGCGAATAGGGAATATAGACATCCCAAGATAGTCCTCAATCGCCATACGGGTCGCTAATTCAAGCCCAATCAGATAACTATCTTGGCTCTCATCGTGAAAAAGATTAAGCTGATTAGTAATCTCATCAAGAGTAAGCCAAGATGTTTGAATATCACGGCTTACTTGTTCAATCTTTTCGTAGCTAAAAGGGTTACGAGTAGTCCCTAAATAGGGACCATTCGTTAGACTATCTAATGGCATGGCTTACCTTAACTGTGGGTCAAACGAACACCAGCGAATACATCACGAATTGTAGAGCAAACACGCTTTTCGCAAAATAAAGTAATAAAACCAGGCTTTGTTTGTTCAAAAGCCTTAATGCTCATTAATTCATTATCAGCAATCGTTACAAATTGGCTCCAAGCCGCCAAATAAACTGGGAATTTGCCAGCACCAGCAACATCCATATATGGATTAGGGATAACTGGGAAACCAAACATATAAACAACTGCGCCGCCATCTTCATCGCCAACTTCTAAGAAATAAGGAATACCAGATGTAGAAGTAACCAATTCACGCAATGCGGTAATAGTAGCTGGGTGCATCATCCAAGCAGTTGTTGAATCTGTCCAATATTGTGGGGGCAATGCGCCAGCCAAATTAGCCAAATCGTTATAACTAACTGCACCAGCAGATGCTTGAGTTACCTGATAAACAGTATGTCTGCCATTGGTAATGGCTGAACCATCTGATCCAAAAGCGGCGGCAGATGTAGAACCAGGATAGCTATTTAAACCACGCAGACCTTGAGTTGCGCCATAGTTATAGGTAGTAGAGCCAGCTTGATCGTTATTTAACATCATGGAAAGTGCTTCTTGTTGAGCAAATTCCAAAGCAATATCGCCTACGATTGCTTCATTAATATTATTAATATCGCCCATAACTGCTGTACGAATAGGAACCACAGCATTTACAGCACGAACTGGCAACTGCCAGTAAGTAGTAGCAAGACCAGATGCGGCATTGGCATTGTTATTGTTAATTGGATAACCCCAAGGGTTAAAAGTGCTACCTTGCTGGACATTGGTAATGTTGCCTGTTTTTGCAACAAACGCTTCATCGGAACCAATAGTCTGAACAACTCTTGCTCCAGCATTACGAATTGGATTGTTTTGACGCAATGCGGCAAACGCATCGTCATAAATTACACGACCACCAACACCTGAACCAGAGCCAGTAAGTGCTGATGCTTCATTAAGGTTTACTGTAGCTTCGCCATTTTTAAGGGCGTTTTGGACTGCTTCAAGAATTAGATTTGCCATGTTATTTCCAAAATTAAAAATTAAAAGTGGGGGAGTTTTTGGCTCCCCCTACTTATTACGCTGTTGTGCTTGTTACAGAACGATAGCGAATGATGCTAAATGGATCAACTACTGATGTTGCCAAACGCTTCTCACCAAAGAAAGTGATAAAGCCAGGCAATGTTTGATCATAGCGGCGGAGCACCATGTTCAAACGATCAACAATAGTATGACCACGATTCCAATCACCAAAATACATTGGGAATTGGTTTACTGTAGTGCCAGATGGTGCGGCAGACAACAATAGTGGATTATCCACATATTTGTTTACTACAACATCAAAGCCTAACAACTTACCAACGATTCCATCGTAGATCAATGGGGACATACGCTCAAATACTGGTGTGCCATTGTCATCAACTAAACCACGAACTGCGGCAAGCATAGTTGGGGAAATAACAAACTTAGCAGAAGTTGTCCAGTATTCTTGTGGCAAGCTGTAAATAAAGTTTACGATGTCTTTATAAGACACTTTATTTGCTGTGCTACCTACTGTGTTTTCTGTTAATTGGTCATAAGTTGCAATAGTAGCCAAGCCATCTGTAGAAGCTGTACCAGATGAACCGAAAGCCGCTGTTGTAATTACGCCACCAGTATAAGTAGCATTTGCACCAGCATACTGGTTCAAGCCGCGAATACCATTAGAACCACCGTAAGGAGTTGCAGATGGAGATAATTGATCGTTATTAGCAATCATAGCTTGACCTTCAACTTGTGAGAATTCAAGCAACATATCATCAACTACATTTGATTCTAAGCCATCAATGTCATCCAAAGCCGCAGTACGGATAGGGAACTGAACATTCAAATCCTGGAGAACTACTTGCCAGATGTTTGTGTTTTCAGTTGTAGGTGCGCCGTTGTTTTGAATTGCATAACCCCATTGTGCGCCAGCATTGCCAGTTTTTGCACGGAACTGATAAACAGAGCCATCAGTTGTAACATTTCGTGAAACACCACGCATAGGGTTTTCCAAACGCAACTTGTGGAATACAGGATCGTAGGCAGTACGACCACCAACATTGTAACCACCACCGTAACCCGCTGGATTACCGATTTGTGAACCATCTTCCTTCAAATATGCTTGATATTCAGATTCATCGGCAAACATTTCAAAGTCTTTATCCAAACGACCTTTTTTAACCATCTTTTTAAGTTGTTCTGTAACTTTGCGGTTTACATCAACTTTGATGGATTTTGCTGGAGTGCGGATATATTCTGGAACTTGAATTGCAGAAATTTTAGCTTCCAAAGCAACAACTTGCTCAGACATTTCAGCTTTAACGGCTTCAACGGCGGCAACTGCTTCTTCTTTTACTTTAGCCATTTCAGCTACTTGAGTAGCTTCGATAGCATCAAGTTTTTCGATAATTTTATCGGACATGATTTTTTCCTTAAATACGATTAGATAAACGCTTCATCAATTCTCTTTCCTCTAGGGCTTTAAGAATCTCATCAGCTTCATTGACCACCGCTTCAAGTTCACCTTGTTGTGGGGCTACCTCAGTAATTGTTACTTCTGGTTCAACTTCACGCTGTTCCAATACTTTCTTGAGGATTGAAGATGCGGTGGTCGCATCTTTCTTGGAAAGTCCAGCATCACGCAAGGCTTTCTCAATTAAACGGGGATTTGCTTTGCCTTCTGCATCAAAATATTCTAGCTTTTGAATTTCTGCGGCTGGATTATTTGGATACATGACTACAGAAACTTCACGCAAACCACCTTTAGTAATTTGGAAATATTCTTCTCCATCCATGTCATCTTCTGCTACTGGATTGCCAGCTTCATCAACCATACAGGCTTCATCAGCATAAGCACCAACAGAAACACCACCAAATAATGCTGGAGAGTTTTTAAGAACTTCGTAAAGGTCTGATCCTGTAGAAGTGTTCATAAACAATTCACCAGTAGCAGTCATACCTTTTTTATCAAAATTGAATTCTGTCCATTGACCAACAGGCATACCCATGTCGTTATGGTTTAAAAACATTGGCAATGGTTTGCCAGATGCGGCAAATTCATTTGCCCATTCTTTAAAGCCTTCAGGCTGATAATTAAATCTGCGCCCGTCTGCGCCTTCTCTTGCGCCCCAAGAAGTTACCCTAGCTTCAATCTTTCCGCTTGGTGCTTTGTCTTTTGAGGATTGGTTTAGGCTTAACTTTGCTTCGCAAATTAGATTTAGGGTTTGATTCATTGACTATCCCATTCTTAATAGATTGATTATCGTCTGTTATTTTAACTTGGGATTTTGTCTTTGTTGGAAGTTTAACATTATTTTTAACGAGTTGATAACCGAATATTCCAACAATCTTGTTTAATGAGTTCATATTATTTTCCTATATTCATTTTTTTTGTTTGATTCCCGCCGCCACCGCCAGTATCTTGTGGTGATGTACCTGGCAATGGCTCTACTTTAGCTGTTTTTTGACCAGTTGGCACATTTGTAGATGTAATAGCCTTAGTATTTACTGATAATAGCTCATCACCACCTTCAACTGTTGCCATATTCATGTATTCACGGGCTTCATTAGGGGTCATAATGCCACCAGCAACGCCAGCATTTACAAAGTTCATTTGGTCTAAAGCGGCTCCTTTTAGGAAATCTTTAGTATCAAAACGGATTCCTAAGTTTGGATAACCTTTTAACAATCCCATTTTAAACTTTTGCTCAATAGCAATAATCATGGGGTACATAGTAGTTTTATAGAACTCATCAAGCAATGTCTGAGTATTATTAAATTTACCTATATCCAAACCAAGCATTTGTGGTGGAACGCCAAACAAAGCGCAAATACGCTTAGTAGTTTGGTCTTTTAAGCGGGCGCAATCAGCATCCTGAAGGGTTAGCATCTGCAAAGGCTTATATTCCATTCCTTGATCTAACAACATACCTTGACCTGGCTTAGATAGATCGGTAGGTTTAGAGCCTGTCATAGATGACCATGCTTCTTTTAATCTAGCGGCAATTTCCTTGTATTTAGCATCTGGAATGACTTGTTGAGTAACAAACATACCACTTGGCTTTGCGCCATTTTGCATTACATAGTTTGCATAAAGATCAATATCTTGATCTAAAGCGACCAATTCAGTAGCCAAAATACCTTTGTTAAAGCCAGCAGAACCTTGCCATGCGGCTTCTGAAATATGAATTACTTGGTGAGCATCCAAAGGTTCATCACGGTTAAACCCGTAGGAAGGAGTAGATAAGCGATATGTAGGGTATCTAGCTGGATTCATCTGAGTGGTAATCAGAGTTGAATCTAAGTTATATAGCTCAATCGGTGTTTGATTAGCATCTTTTTGGTCTTTACGAAATAACAAAGTAAAGGTTTCTCCAGATAACAGATACCACATACACCATTGATACCAAAATTCATAACGGCTTTGAAAATTATTGGGGTTTTCCAATAAATTTAATACTTGTTTAGCTTTGGTTTTGTCCCTTGGACCAACTTTATCGGATTGAACGGCATTTAAAAAATTGCCTTGATCATCTTTAGAAACAACATTAATACTACATTGAGCCAATGCCCTAGCAATAACACCTACACAACTCATAATGGTTGAATTGCGGGTTAATACCGACATATCCACGATACGACCAGCGTTCGTGGTTGATGATGTAGTTACATATAAAAGCTGAAAATTTGCGCCGCCTTTGCCATCTTGGGTCTGACGAACGATCTGATTGCCTAATTGGGTTTGTCCAAAAAGGGTGTTATTTTCTTTTTGGATTGTTTTTTTCTTGCTGAAAATATCTCGAATACCCATAATAAGCCCTCAGTTTTTAACTATTTTATATCAAAAACTTCTGAATCCAAAGCTGTTTGATACGAATGGATTATCCAAAGCGCAATGGAACGCTATAATCATGGCAATAATACCATCAACCTTTGCCGCTTTGTCTGCTTCGTTTTTACGAACCTTAATGTTTCCATTGACATCGGTATAAACTTCGCAGTTTCCTAACTGCCAACCAACAAAAGGGTTTCCATTATGTTTAATGTTTTTACCCAAAATCATTTTTTCAACAAACTTAGAAGGATTATTTAATACTGCCATTCCTTGTCCAACCTTTTTTACAGGAATCCCAGCATCATGCAACCTAGACACCAAACTAGCCGCATTATAAGCATCGTAGCCTACTTCCTTGCAGTTGTATTTCTCAGCTTGCATCTTTATAAATTCGGAAATCTCTCTATCATCCATGACATTACCCTCGGTGAGCTTCAATATTCCAGAATCAATAGCGCATCGGAATATGTCCTGGTAATGTTTGGGGATAAGGGTAAACCCTTCCTCTGGTAAAAAGAATTGAAACTCTGCTTCATAGTCTGATTCGGTAAACCGCTTTAGCGTACATACGGCGTTTAAGTCCCTTGTTGCCGCTAAGTCAAATCCAATAAAAACGGCTTCTGGCTGGCGTTCTTCAGTGATCTGACAAGATGGGTCATCCCAGAATGATCGGTCTATCCAGGCTGAGTTGGCACTAACAAATATGTTAAGTGTCTTACATAAGAACTCATTAAGGGTTGCTGGTTTGTGTTTGGCTTCTTCTGCCCTATCTTTAATGGCATCCTCAAATACGCTAATGCCGTGCATGGGATTAGCCTTTGCCCAGTTAAGTGGGTCTTTCCAATCGTCTTGCAAATCTAGCCCATAGAGCAAACCGAACCATCTAGGGTTATCGTTTACATCGCCATTAAGGATAGATTCCAACATTGCCAAATCTTCATAGAATTTGGTGTCTTTAGAAAAACTGGCTGTCGTGATATAGACCCGCAAAGGATTCTTACGGGCAACCATACCAGAATGTAGAACCTCAATGGAGTTGCGATCCGCAATAGCGGCGGCTTCGTCAATGATTACGCAAGATGGGTTTTTACCATCTCCCGTCTTTTTGGTATCTCGGCTTAGAGCCTTGAACATAGACTGACTATCGCCAGCCTTCTTAATTTCGTATTTGCTGACATTGAATTGGTTAGCCAACTCAGAATCCATATTTTCGATAAACCCTTTTGCGGCATCGAAAACAATGGATGCCTGTTCCCTGTTAGTAGCCAGAGTAAAGACTTCTGAGCCAGCTTCCCCACAGAGTAACTCATATAGGGCAATTATGGATGTTAGTGTGGACTTACCAGCTTTTCTGGGAATGAACAGAATTACATCTCGCACCATTCTGTCGGCATGGTTCTTTTTAGAACGAAAGCCATAGATAGCGCAAATAAACAAAATCTGGAATGGTTCCAATACTACGGGCTTTCCCGCATCTGGTCCTTTGGTATGCTTTAATGAAGATGCAAAGTCTAGGACATGGGTTGGGTAGTCTGGATCAAACTCCCATTCCCATTCCTTGTTTTCTAATTGGTTTAAAAATCTCTGGCAAGCCAACTTCACATAGCGGCAGACATTAATTTCGCCTTTGGCTACGCTAACTGCGTATAGAATCCCGTCTTGCCAATCCATCAGCCTTTGGGTCCTTTTAGGAACCTAGCCACCGCTGTATTCTCTTGAGCTTTGCCAGAAGATAATCGGCTTCTAGGGGTTAGCCCTAATTCATTCATTAGTAGGATGATCTTGGCTAATGTCTTCTCGCGAATAGTTACATGGGGATTAGGTCCTACAGTTTTACCATCGTTATATTCAGCAATGATTCCCTGGGCGGCTATTCCTTTGTTGCACTCTATGTAGAGATCAATCTGATCTGCCAACATGGTAATAGTGTGCTTGTCCTGATCGTTTCCAATTCCGTAGGTAGTGTAGAGAAAGTCGGCAGTTTCCAGAATGAACTGTCGCTTGTCCCACGCATCTGGGTTATCCAACCATTCAGCGGGTGGAATCCTCTTGCGTAAAGATTCAGGAATCAGAACGCCTTGATTCACGCCCTTGGTTCCCTGAACGATGTGTAGTTCTGGTGGTAATTTGTTTTGCATTTTTGTGTTCTCCTGTAGCTATAATACAACACCCCCCTTTTGGAACTCAATTTGTAGAAAATTGGG